CAAAAAATTTGCCTTGAAATTTAGATAAATCTTCTTCGTCAACAGTAGTTTGAATTTCCATCGCTATTGCGTCAGGCGAAATTAATGTTACACTACCAACCCCAGGGTTATACAAAAAGTTTACATCATCAGTAAATGGTCTATCAACATATACAATACCGCTATTCAAAGACGCAGCTGCAGACCAAGTAACTTTTGCTATCTTATAAAATTGAGAGTATGCCGCGCCTGTTGTAAATCGCAAATAATTACCGGCAATTAAATTTTCTTTTGTTTGGTCAGTTACTCCGTCAGAGCCATTTTGTCTACCAATCAAAAAGCTTGTTGATCCAACAGTTGGTGTTTTGCCAGCAACTTTTGTTGTTTGATTTGTATAACTACCAAATAAATCAACAAAACCAACGCTAGGATTATCTATAACAGTTTTTTTCTTTGTTAATTCTAGCGGAGCTTCATTAGATATTGCTAATATTGTTTGTGCTGCCAATTGTGCTGTTTGAATTTGAAATTGTGCCACCTGATGTGATTGTTTCATTGTTATTGCCTGATGTTGCCTGTTTGCTGCCTGTATATCCATCAGGGCTTTTTGTTCCGCCATTACCCTGGCGCGACTATCCGCTTCCCACCATGTGGCCCGCTCACCCAACATACTAAAATCTTCATCATAAGCAATGGTAGCAGCTTCATTCATTGCATTATGATTTTCAATTATAGTATCTTTTAATACAGTATGAGCTTCTTTTATTTCTATTAATTTCTGTCGTAATCCTTCAAAAAATTCTCTTGTTTCACTTATTTTTACAGAAGTATCTTGGGCCCACATATCCGCAGCATTTGATGCATGTTCTAATTCTGCTACCCAACCCTTTACTGTTTCACCAAGAAATGCAAACGGACCCAGTATATTAAGGAAAAAATCAGCAAAGGTTTTTGTCATTATTGCAATGACAAATTCACCCCACCTAAAGGCATTCCAAAATGTTTGTACTGCATAAGTGGCATATCCGAAAGATGTTACTATAATACTGGCAGTAGATTTTGCCCATTCGTCAAGTTTTCCCTCGGCTTTTAATCTATTTAATTCTTTTAATAATAGTTGCGCATGATGTTTCATTGCCTGAAATGGACCGGACTTCATTACTGCATCACGGAATTGCAACCAATGATCTGAAAACATAGTCATTGTTCCATCCCATAGGGTTTTTAATTTATCCGTCATTCCCTTAAATTTACTATCTGCTGCATTCCAGGAATCAATCATTTTTTTCATGGTTTCTGCGGCAGTATATGAAACCCCTGCCTCAAAACCCATCATTGCTAGAACGCCACGTTCTCTAAAAAGGTCGGCAGCACCGGCACCCGCAGAAAACATTCTGATAACTTGTTGAGTAGTTTGTTCAAGTGTTAAGCCATATGTTGCAGCCAAATCACCTATCATGGGCATTATTCGGGCAACTTCATCGGAACCGCCCCTCACTACGCCAGCAAGTGCTGTGGCAGATTCCATAACCTTATCAAATGAAAATGGCACACTGGCTGCATAATCTGCCATTTCCTTGAAAACTTTATTACCCTCTTCGGTACTACCCATTATGGCTTTAAGGCGAACTTCATAGCCTTCCATTGTGGATGCGGCATCAAGAAAACTTTCCCCGAGCCTTTTAATTCCCCATCCAGTAAATGCAGCTACGGCAACTCGTCTTAAATTAAGAAGTTGTCTTTCCTGGGTAAGAACTGACTTGGATATCTTATTCATACCCGAATAGAACTCATTTGCTTTGAGTCCCATTCGAATAAATAGATTACCTACGGCGGCCAATTTTACGCCCCTTTACATCTTGCAATAATTTTTGTCGTTGTTTTGCACTTTCAGCTTCATGGTGTCGGATATTCAGTTCCGCTAACCATTCGGTGATTTCAATACTTGATATTTTTGAAAGGAGTTCATCGCGAGGCATCCCGAGCATTTCTGCTAATCGAAAATAAAATCTTTGTTCGGGATGCTCTAGGAGTTTTTTTCAGCTTCCTTGAGTGAATCATCGGATAGACCACTTATTTCAAGAATTTTCATGGCGATATTTTCAAGTAAACCACCATGTTTTTTATTCAATTCATCACGGTCATTTTCACTAAATGCAAGCTCACCAGTTTCCGGATCATAAGTTCCTGCGATAATAAGCGATGCATAATCCCAGTTTATTTCTTTTGTTTTGGGATTATATGAATCCTTCATCATGCGAGCTCGTTGAGCTCCGTTCATTGAACGCACTTCTATTGTTGCATCCCATTCATCAATGTGTATCGTTTCCGATTTGATGTCGGATGCTTTGAGGATCTTATCCCTCAGTGACATAAATCACCTCTTATGATTCTTCTCGTTCCAGTTGACCATTACCTTGAAATGTAACACTACATTTTGCCAGTTCACCTACACCGCCACTAATAACGGGTAAACTTTCCAGCAAACAACTTCCATGATAACGCGGATTAGATGCACCCACCGCAGCAGAAGTAGGAAGGAAATTAATATAAGTTCCACTTGAACCTATTAAATCCCACAATACATCTTCTACTGTATTATCTGCATAATCCATATTGAATTCAACTGCTGCACTCCAGTTTTTCAATCCACTAATTCTCTTGCGAAAACTAGAACCCATAGCAGTTCTATCCAGAATTTCACCTTCGTAAGTTAGGGTAACACTAGTTACCTTACCGGATGCATTATAGCCGGCACCCGTTGAACTTTCAGTGCTTAATTTTACTAAACATCCCTTTAAAACAAGTTCTGCCATTTCTTTCTCCTAATAAATGCCTATTGCTACCTTGACCACTGCGGAAGAATTCCCTGCCCATCTTACGCGGTAATATACATCTGTTGATGCTTTTGTTGATGCCCATTGAGCAGTTCCAGCATGGGCATTGCTGATAGTAGTACCGAATTTCAAATGCGAACTAACATTGGTTGCAAAATTTGACGAATCTGCAACCTGAATGGATACAGCCTCATAGTGTGCTGCATCTGTTGTATCACCTATAACATGCATTGCAGCCCATAATTTGCGTGTATTGGAGCTTCTACTTAATTGAATTATGGTACTTTGTCCGGTCATAACTATTGTTGAAGTTCTTACCATTTTACCCTGGACTGCAATACCATAACTCTGACCTGCAAAATCAAATCCCATAAGTTCGCCAATACTGCCACCGGGACTATATGATGCAACAATTCCCTTGGTAAATACAGCTAATGAATTGGGAATTCCTTCTGGATTTATAGTCATAATTTCCTCAGTAGAACTTCCAACTTCAGGTTGTAAAACATCATCAGGCATATTATTTGCTGCTGCCGCATCCCAAAATCCACTACCAGATATTTCCAGGGATTTCAAACCAGATTTCCGTTTACGAAATGAACTACCGAATGATGTTTTATCCAGTAGGTCATTATTTATAGTAAGGGAAACATTATTCATCTGGCCCGAAAGGTCATATCCCTTAAAATAAATCTTACAATTTTTAAGAACTAATTCTGCCATTTTATCCTCTAACTATGCCAAACGATATAGTCTTGAGCAATATGATATGTTACAGTATTATCCTCCATATCCGTTTCTTTCATTTCCGTCTGACCATCGTAAAAAATTCTTTGTATGATTAAACTCGTACTGCTGACTGTTACCGTACCCTGATAATCTCTTAAAACTCCACGAATTTTTTTTGCAACTGTTCTTGCACTTGCATATGTTTTAGCCCATGTATCAATTTGCAATCGAGGATTACCTATTGTGGGATCTGAACCCATTGCATGTGTTGGTGGATCGCTTACAATAAAATATGTAATATACGGTTCTTTCCAAATTGCAGGTGCTTCTTCTGGTGCAATTCTCGTTGCAACCGAACTAATTAATGTACTATCACTAATAAGTAATTTATATATTGCTTTCGAAACATCTAATGCCATTAAATCCACCTAGCATAGCGTTGTAATTGTTTTCTTGCTGCAGCACGTTCTATTTCAAAGGCTATTTTTTTTGCAGCTATTATTCCCGCTGCAGATTTGCCAACATCTATTGATGGTCGCCAGAAAGGTTGTTTTTTGATTGGTCCAGCCCATTTTACAAATTTTACATCACCAGAATATCTGGCATATGATTGTCCGCGGAAAGCGGCAAGAAATCCCTTGAGTCCCCCCAACTCGCCCCTTTCCCCACCAATAACCATTACTTTGCGCCTTGTGGGATATCTTATATTTTTCACTCCAAATTCAACTAAATGTGCATGTGGTCCGATACGATAATCTATACCCATAAATACTGCTGGATTTTTACGTATTTGCTTTCGGAATTTACCTGTTCTTATCGCTCGTCTAAGATTTCCGGTTGGTCCCCTTGGTGCGCGATTTTTAGCAATACGACTTATGACTTTAATTCCATCATGTAATCCATCAACTACGTTGTCACTATCAATAAAACCTTGCAATCCTTTAAGGTTTCGTTGTAATTCTTTAAATCCTTCCAGGTCAACACTTGCCCAACTCATACAATCATCCCGAATAATTCTTTAAACATATAATTAATAAAAGGTCGTTTAAGTACAAGATATTCGTCAATCATTTCAGCTAAAAGTGTTTTTTGTTTCTGCATATGATGTGCAAATATTCCATTGGATGGTTTATCGTTTACTATATTGATAATGTCATCGGTACTATCTGCAAGAATACTTGCATATGGTTCCATATTAAAATCTAATTTATGTGCATTGTTAATCATATAATCAAATTCTTCAGCATCAGTATTGTATTCGTTTTTTAAGGAGAATAATTCAATCAATGGTTTCATATTTATCCAGGGGAGTCCCCATCTAACCATATCATATACCGGGGCTGATGCATCCAGGTGCGAAATGGAAGCATTAACCAGAAGAAACAATTGATTATCACGTTTATATAAATCTCTAATGGCATCATTCATCAGACAACCACGATAAAATTGTGGGGCGATTTCTTTCCAGCCTACATCTCCATAAAGTTCAACTTCTCTATCGGTTTTTATTGCATTAATTACTTGATATTTTAAAAAGTTTACACCCATGTAGTAATATTGATGCAGGATACTATTCATTGTAAGTTTTTGTGCTTCTGATATATTCGCATCTAATACAACCTGTCTTGAAGCCAGATACCATAACTGAAAATCATCTGTTAGATTGTTTTCGTCTAGTCGAGAGAAATGTTTTTGAAATAAACCCGAAAGTGGACCCACGCTTTCTAATCTACTATTGGTAAGTATGATAATTTTATAATCTGGATTGAGTTCTTTGATTTTTTTCTGTCCGTAATCTTGTGGAATAACTCCGTAATGAACATCTAATCCATATAAATTATCCCAATATTCGTTTAATACTTGCAGATTAGAAAAGCGTTTCATGTTCGGTTGATGAAATAATGCTTTATGTATATATCCTGGTGGTTTTAAATCCGGTGGGTCGTTATTAAGTGTTATCCATTCTACACCCATATGCCGGCACAATACCATCAAATGAACAGCATATTGCATTATTGCTCGGTCAATTATATAACTGTTTACCGTGATGATTTTCTTTATTTTATTTTTTTCGATATAATCAACAATTGCAGGGATGGTTATTAGTGGGGTGGGGTCGCTCCATTTTCGGTTCACCCTATCATAACCCAATTCAAAATCCATATAATGCATGGATTGATTTCGTTTGAATCTTTCGTATAAAGAACCGTACCTTATATCATCTGCAACATTCCAGAAAAGTATTCCGGTATGATTATCGGCTAATCCCGCAGGATACTTTGATAGATACCCGTTGGTTTGTTCGAATATTGATGTTATGGTGCGTATTACTTTTTCATGATTCTGATAGAATGCCTGGTCACAATTAATATGTAATGAATCAGTTGTGGGCATATTATTAAAGACAGGATGCATATTTTTTGCAACCCAATTACCTACAAGTGCAGCAAAACCTTCTTTATCTATGGGTAAATTCGCAGCTTCAAGTATGTGTTCATATGCATTACCATTTACTTCAACTGACATACCCAATGCGTTATTTTCTTGGAGTAGATTAATTATCATATAAAATTTATATGCTCCGGTTTTGCTCGTTTGGTTTCAAGTTTTGTTTTTCCCTGTTTCCAATCCCATAAAAATTCATTACATTTATGTTGCAGACATAAAGACCCGCAATCTTTTCGAGGATCGAATTCATCGGAACATATTCTATTCAAAACTTCTTGATACCTTGGCGAATTCCAAATATCTATGAATCTTTTTTCGGTTATATTTCCAATATGAAATTTTTCTTTATAACGATCATTAAATAACATCCCGCATGGAGCTACTAATCCACTACCGGAAAATTGCATTATGAATGCAGGCCCGTAGCATTTTGTGTATTTGCGTTCCGGATGCAAAATCTTAGACCATTTAGCTTTCACCAGATAATTATCACTGGATAATTTTTCCGCTTGCTCGAGTGTTTCTATCAATCCGTGATATTTAGTATAATCCACTCCCAATGTGCCGTATTCGTCATCACTGCAATGTTTTATAATTGCATAATCTACCCCAAGTTGTTCACCTAAATATGCAAATGGCATTATCTGATCTGCAAATTCAGGCATTAATACCATTTGAATACCTAATGTAACCTTGAGATTATATGCTTTTTTTAATCTTACACATCGTTGAATATTATCAATTACTTTATCGTAAAATTTTTGGGGTACTCCATGTATTTCGGCATATCTTACAGGTTCGCCGGCAGAGATATTAAATCTTAAATAAGTAAGAGCCCTTAAAACATCTACATGCGGTTTGAACAGAAACCCATTTGTGCCAAGTGCCATATCCAGGCCGATACTGTTTCCATGCAGAATTGCCTTGCGCCAATGTGGAGAACAGGTGCTTTCACCATCACTGACAAATGATATTGCTTTCACTCCGATTTCTTTGGCATCTTCCAGGAAGTTTTTAATCACCTTCCAGGTCATTTTCTTTTCATCATTTTCTTGTAATTTACTATAACAATAAATACAATTATAATTACACTTTCGAGTAAGTGAACAATCTATTGTTATGGGTGCAATTCCATCACCTCGCCCCCATGTTACTACCCTGTCGGAATGCCAATGAAGTTTATGTCCATCAAGAATTAGCATTTTGCCACCAATATTGCATTTGCAGCTACGGTTGGTCTTTTAAGTGATATCATTTCATCTATTTCAAATCCATATTTATTAAGTATTTGTTTATATGGATGCATTAAATAAAATCTTCTTGGAATTGCAAATTCACCCGGTGTATTAACAATATCATCCACCAGAACAATATATTTAAACTTTCCCTGTGCCTGTTCGAATATATAATCAACTACTTGTGGTGAATTCAATAAACATATATATGAAAGTAAAAGAATATCTCCACTTACTTCAGGAAGTTTTTCATGATTACCCAAAATGAATTCTATTTCCGGATGAAGTTCTTTTCCCAATTTTACAGGTTCGGGATCTGGTTCTATTCCGATTAATTTTGCAGTTGTTTTCTGGGATATTAAACTAAGCAATGCACCTGCATGACAACCCAATTCCACAACTGTTGAATTTTCAGATGTTAATCTTGCCACATGTTTTGCAACTTGTTTCTTGTTTTTATCTTTAAGCCATTTTTTATAATTTTTTAATGCTGCTTTTTTTGTTTCATTGGTGAATTGTTTCTTGACTTCTTTTTCCCAATTTTTTAAACAGGAATCGTATTCTCCTTTGTTTCGTTGATCCACTGCAACATCATGTGCAATCTGAAAGAAAAATGTTGGTTCGAAAAAGTTCCCATTAAATCTTTGCACATAAGCATCGAATATTTGCAATCTTCCAACAGATAAATAACGTGCTGCTTTTTCTTTATATACTTCCAATACTTTTTCTTGAGATGCTCCATAAAATGATATCAATTCCCTTATTGTTTCATCACCCCATATTTCCCAACATGCATATAAAAAGGCATTAAATGCATAATATTTATAAGGTGTTTCTCCTTTTATTGATAACCATAGAAGTCTAAGAGCCATTTCGATGTCAAATATATAAAAACAAAGCAATCCCGCAACATAAAGTTCATTATGGTTTAATTCGCTATTACTGCACAATAAATTCTTACATGTATTAAAATCATCTTCTAGTTCTTGGACTTCGGCATAAAGATCTTCGGATATTTTATTGAATATACGCTTGAATGTTGGTCTTACACCTGTAATTGGTGGATGATTTTCCATCAGGGCATTCATAAGTAAAAAACTTACCGGATGAGTTTCTGCATTATCCGGAACACCCCATATTTTGTTCGGTACCAAATTATACCCTTATATACGTTGCCCAAGGACGCGATATCCATTCATCCACCAGATAACCAAATGGCATTGCCAATTCATCATAAGTTGGATATGGATTGAATACATCTACACCTACTATTTTCATTATTTCTGCATCTTGTTTTCCGCAAGTATGACTCGGACCTAAAAATTTAAAGTAATCCTCGGCACCCGTACCGATAAATTTCACATTTAAATCCTGTAAAACAACATCATTTCTTATCTGTTCGATTGCCCTAAAGCACAAAAAATTAACAATTGTGTAAAAGATTGGTATCAATCCAGCAATTGCCATACCCGCAGCAATTCCTACGGTTCCCTGCTCCATAACCCCGCAGTTAATTACCCGGGTAGGAAATTCTTCTCGGATAGCATCAATAGCTCCGAATCCCATATCACCAACCAGAAGATAATATCTATCATCTTTTCTGAAATATGGAATTAATTGATTGATTATTTCATTACGATAATTCATCTGGTGTCGGAACCCTAAAATGCCATTTGGGTATATTTTCCATAAATGGCAACCCGTATCCCTTAATCGTTTCTGCAATTACTAAATGCGGTTGCCATATTGGATGGAATTTAAGTGCAAAATTTAATTCTTTGAAATTATGTCCGTTAATGGTCCAGGGGGATAATCCAAATCCATGAAATTTTTCAGCTAGATTTCCACCGATAACATTATCCGTGAAATCCATTGCCTGTAATTTATTGTCATCTATTATAATTGTAAGATTATCTAATTTATGATGTACTGCAAACTGAACCGCTTCCCAGGTAGTTCCCTCCTGACATTCACCATCCCCGAGAAGGCACCAGATTCGCCCCGTGTTGCGTTTTAATTTATAACCCCATGCCAGCCCCACAGCGATAGGTAAACCGTGTCCCAGGCTCCCACATCCTGCCCAGATTTGATATTCG